TGTTAAACCAATCTCATTCTCAGCAAAGTATTTAAAAGAAATCTTAACTGCAAACAAAGAAGCTACTTCAGCAAAATTGAAAGTATCAACTGATGGTTTAGCAAATGTTGAGTTCTTAATTGATAACTTTGCATGTAAATATTATTTAGTAGAAATTTCAAATTAATAAAATGGCAGACCAATTAGAATTATTCCCAGATTACGATGTTTCATTTGATAAGTTAATTGAAAATGTAATTAATTGGGCAGCTGATAAAGATATCTTAAAGAAAGAAAATGCACCAAAGCAATTATTAAAAGTTTTGGAAGAAGTGGGTGAAACCGCAGGAGCATTATTAAAATCTAAAGATGAGGAAATAAAAGATGGTATTGGTGATACATTTGTAACACTTATCATTTTGGCTAAACAATTAGGATTAACTCCTAGTCAATGTTTAGAAGCCGCTTGGAATGAAATTAAAGACCGTACTGGTAAGACCGTAAATGGTGTATTCGTAAAAAATTAATATGAGCTTTTTCGCAAATAACATTAATAAAAAAGAGCATACTTTGTGGGTGGAGAAATACCGCCCACAAACTCTTGCTGAGTATGTTGGTAATGAAACCATCAAAGAAACTATTCAACAATATTTGGATAATAACGATATTCCACATTTACTTTTGTACGGAAAAGCAGGCACTGGTAAAACTACATTAGCAAAGTTAATCGTAAACACAATCAAATGTGATTGTATGATTATTAACGCTTCTGATGAAAATAATGTGGATACCGTTCGTAACAAAGTAAAGAACTTTGCATCATCGGTGGGATTCGCAGGATTTAAAGTTGTAATTTTGGATGAGTTTGATTATATGACTCCAAACGCACAAGCAATCCTTCGTAACTTAATGGAAACATTCAGTAAGCATTGTAGATTTATCTTAACTTGTAATTATATTGAGAAAATCATTGACCCAATTCAAAGTAGATGTCAATCATTTGCAATCACTCCTCCAACTAAAAAGGATGTAGCAGTTCAGGTGAGTAAAATATTAGATTCTGAAAAGATTACATATGATATTAAAAATTTAGCTGAAATAGTAAGTACATATTATCCTGATATTCGTAGAATTTTAAACACTTGTCAATTACAATCCAATAAAGGAGAATTAAAAGTGGATAAGGCAATTATGATTGAATCTGATTTTAGAACTAAATTAGTAGAAGCTCTTAAAACCTCAGATGATAAGAGAAATCTTTATTTGAAAACTAGACAAATGGTTTTGGATAATCAAATGAATGACTATACTGAAATGTATACATATTTGTATGATAAAGTTGATGAATACGCTGGTGGTAATACAGCCAACATAATATTAGCAATTTCAGAATCGCAATATAAAGATTCAATGGTAGTGGATAAAGAGATTGTATTCGCATCATTATTAATTCAAATTATAAACATTATAAGATAATGGAAGGACAGCAAGGATTGCCATTAGGTATGACCCTAAATGATGCAAGAGATATGGATTGTGAATGTGGTAATAAAACATTTATGCCAGCATTCCGATTTAAAAAATTAAGTAAGTTGATGACAGGACAACCAAATGATTCAATTATTCCAATTGAACTATATTTGTGTACTCAATGTGGTAAACCTTTACAAGAGTTATTACCAGATGAACTTAGAGATAAACAAGTTAAACCATTAATTCAATAATATGGCTGGTAAATCTTTATTTGACCACGTTAAGGCTATAACAAACGAACAAGACCCTAAGTATTTTGATAATCTATCAGATGAAGATAAGAAAACTTGGAGTAATTTTATGATTAATCGATTTCTTTCGATGAATCCTGATTGGATAGAATTAATTGCATCAATACTACCTTTGACTCAAACACTTGAACCAAAGGATATGTACAAATTGTATATTAATTTGATTCCAAAAGGAAGATACTTTCTAAAGTATATGAAAGGTAAATCTGCTGAAAAATATGAAAGTTTTATAGTAGAACTTATTCAAAAAGAATACGATTGTTCGGAGTTACAATCAAATCAATATTTAGAAATTTTATATGCAACGAGGGAAGGTAGAGAAAACATAAAATATATTTCTGAAAAGTATGCTATTGACAAAAAACAAATTACAAAATTAAAATTAAAGATATAAATTTTTTGGTTTAATCAAATAATTTTTGTATATTTGTAATATGGCTAGAGTATCATTTTCACAATATAGTATGTGGCACAATTGTCCACAACAATACAAACTAAGTTACATAGATGGTTTATCAGAATCATCATCCAACATACATTCAGTATTTGGTTCAGCAATGCATGAAACGTTGCAAGAATATTTAAGTAGATGCCTTCGTATCTCCAAATCACAAGCTGATAAAGGAATGGATACGAAGGCATTTCTTAAAGAAAAGATGAGAGAGTTTTTTCTCAAAGAATCTAATGAGGGCAAAGACCCAATTTGTTCAAAAGAAGAGTTAGTAGAGTTTTTAGAAGATGGTAATCTTATTTTAGATTACTTTCAGAAATCAAAAAACTTTAACAATTTCTTTTCTTTAAAACATGATGAGTTGATTGCGATTGAGCAACCCATTAATACTAAGATATCAGAAAATGTAAATTTTTTAGGATTTATTGATTTAGTTATTCGTAGTAAGTTTAATGGTAAATACAAAATCATAGATTTCAAAACATCTACAAAAGGTTGGAGTAAGTATCAAAAATCTGACCCAATTAAAAATACACAAATACTTTTATATAAGAAGTTCTACGCAGAAATGTTAAAAATTTCAGAAGATATGATTGAGGTTGAATTCATCATATTAAAACGAAAGGTAGCTGAAGTAGAAGATTATACAATACCTCGTATTAGCAGACATGTACCAGCAAGTGGTAAACCATCTGTTAATAAAGCTTGGAAAGGATTTACCGAATTTGTGGAAAGTGTATTTGATAAAGATGGTAAATACAAAATGGATATAACTTATCTAAAAAAGCCATCAAAACTTTGTAGTTGGTGTGAGTTTTTAGGAACACATTGTGATGGAAAATAATTTTTTGTATATATATGTATATACAAATATTAACAACTATGGCAAACCTAAAATTAACTACGGTTAAGGTTATAAGAGAGTTATATGATGAGGATTTTAAAATGGCTACAATCAAAAGTGGTATTAATTTCCAAAAACTCGTTAACAGAACTTTGGACCTTTATGTAAAAAACGAACAATTTAGAAAACAATTAAACACTTATACAGAATTAAAAATAAGTGGTTCTCAATTTTAAATAAAAAGAAATAAGTTATGGCAAAAAAGAAGATTCTGTTACTTTCGGATGATTTAAGAATGGCAAGTGGTATTGCCAACGTTTCCAAACAATTAGTTATGGGAACACTTGATAAGTATGATTGGGTACAATTGGGAGCAGCAATTAAACATCCCGAAGCTGGAAAAATATTAGACCTAAATGATGATGTTAGAAGTAGAACCGGAATTGAAGATGCTTCTGTAAAAATATATCCTTTTGATGGATATGGAAATGCTGATGTAATTCGTCAATTATTAATGACGGAAAGACCTGATGCTATTTTACACTTTACTGACCCAAGGTATTGGTTATGGTTATATGATATTGAGCATGAAATTAGACAAACATGTCCATTATTCTTTTATCATATTTGGGATGATTTACCAGACCCAAAATACAATAGAAACTATTACGAAAGTTGTGATTGGATAGGTACAATTTCAAAACAAACATATGGTATTACTCGCAGAGTTTGGGGTTGGGATAAAGAGAAACATTGGAAAAAGCCCGAAGATTGGCAAGTAAGTTATGTACCACATGGTATCAATTCAGAACTATATAAGCCGGTTGAAGTTCCCGAAGATTTTAAGAAAAGTATTTTTGGAGATAAGGAGTATGAATTTGTTCTTTATTGGAATAATAGAAATATTAGAAGAAAACAACCAATTGATGTTATTTTAGCATTTGATAAATTTGTTGATGCTTTGCCAGAAGATAAAAGAGATAAAGTATGTTTATTAATGCATACGGAACCTGTTATGGAACATGGTACGGATTTACCAACTACAATTGAACATTGTACACCTAATATTAATGTAGTATTTGCACCAAATAGATATTCCGAAGAACAATTAAATTATCTTTATAATATGGCTGATGTTACAATTAACATAGCATCTAACGAAGGATTTGGTTTAGCAACTGCAGAATCGGTAATGGCGGGAACTCCTATCATTGTAACGGTAACGGGTGGATTGCAAGACCAATGTGGATTCAGAGATAAGGGTACGGGTAAATTACTTACTGAAGAAGATTATGTAGAAATAGGTTCATTACATGATAGACATAAAAAAGCAGGTGTAGTTTGGGGAGATTGGGTTAAACCAATTTGGCCAGTTC